ATATCTGCATTAATATCTATATATTCACTTAAATCAGTATTCATATCTACCTCTTTTCAGTTTATCCCCATGTTATACACATATCTATATATAAATAGGGTGTTATATCTCTATGTATCCACATTATATCCACATATTATACACATATTGCTATGTATTCTACTGTAATTAATGGATAAATGGTTAAAAATAGTAAATCAGGGAGTTTCTGTTTCAGGTACTCCCTAAACCTAGACTAATAATTTCTATGACGCCTTAGTCAGTTGGCGGCGTAAGCTTCTCAACTAAAGTCTGCACACTAGCTAGTAGTGCGTCTAACTTAGCTTCAGTACTTGAGTTAGCTGCTGGAGCTTGGAATCCAGATTGTCCTGCTACTTGCATAGCATAAGACGGGTCTTTCATCAGTGACTCATGTACATCTGCCTCAGACTCAAACTGTAGCAAGCTTCTACCATCTTGGATAATCTGATAGTTCTGTACCTTAGTTCTAACACCAGCCATCTTAAGTCTAGTGTTTGTCTGAATAGCTGACCTTACGTATTCTTTCGTGTTTCCACTCATTTGAACCTCCTAAACGGTTTCTAACGTAAATTCATATATCAACAACCACAACTTAGGGGGTAGGGTGTGTGTATGTAGGTGCATTTCAAAATCCTGCAATTTTTTGTTGCAAATAACATGGGGTATACTTATATTATATAGAAACAAAGGAGTCTGTATGACGATAACTAGTAAAGATTTAAGTAAGGGTGGCGGATTAACTGGGGTAGCTAGAAAAGAAGCAGAAAAAGCCCAGATGAATCAGAAGCTGCTTGAAAAAGCTATAGAACAGGTTCAGAAGAATTTAAAGAAAAAGAAAGAACCAAAGAAAAAGAAATCTACATAATCTACTATTATCTACTAGTATCTGCGGTAGCTACGTAGACTACTTGAAGATAAGGTGTTTTATGTATTATGTCAAGGAAAAATGTATGGGTACATCAATAAATTGGTTAGCTAGGCTATCACAAAAGGACCAGGAACGAATCTTGGGACATATTGAACGCTTGGTTAAATTAGAAAGGATATTGTCTAAACAAATTCTAGAAGATGAAGATATGACAATGGAATATGTAGAAAATGATGGCGATGCTGACGAAGGAGTTAGTAGTGTACCCATAGAAATCAATGGAAAGAAGTATTGGATTCACAAAGATGTGATGTATTTGATTGAATCTTTACACAAACAATTAGCGAAACGTGGAAAGTAGAAAAATTAAACAAGTACGTCATTACGTATACGATACAAAAAAGGAATTTTTAAAGGACCATCCCAAAGGGATACTTCACTCCGAATGGAGAGATGCTAAACAAGGTGATTGGGTAAAGAGTGATGATGGTCGTATTGTTCAGCTTTTAAAAGTTTCCAATAATCTATCGCATCCAAAAGATTCTAAAAACTATAAACAATCTAAAGGCTATGTAAGAACCATAGTTGGCACATTTATCAATTCTAAGAAAACTTACATGGACACCGACTTTGAGAAACACCCAAATCGCTACACATTTAGCACCAAAATCAAGAATACATCTAGTAGGGTGAAGGAGAGGTCCAAATGTACAAACAGAGAAAAAATTTTTGCGACTAGCGTCGCAGTGGGAAAAGATGCTGTGAGTGCTTATATGAAAGCATTTACTGAAAAAAATCGTAACACGGCTAGAAAAAAAGCTGTAGTATTACTTAAACAGGAGAGAGTAATGAGTGAGATAGAAAAAACTTCAAAAGAAATAGCAAAAGAGCTAGGGATTGACCACGCATATATTTTAGGTTCCCTAAAGCAACTAGCTGATACAAGCGAAGACCAGAATATTGCATTGCAATCCTTAAAAGAACTAGGAAAAGCAATCGGTACACTAGGTAATCAAGTTAAGAAAATAGAAACTGGAGTAGTTGGAATGTTCCAAGGATTTAGCCCAGATGAAATAGAAGGGGCAACTAGAGCAATACTTCCAGAAACAACTTCCGAGGAGGAAAGAAAATGATATGTCCACATTGTAGTAGTATGTTGACAAAAAAAGAGGGTAAAAAACGCAACAAAGATACTGTAAAACAACAATTTAGCTGTAAGTCTTGCGGGAAATGGTTTTCCATACCAATACCTTCTGATGTAAAAGAATACGACAAAAAGCACATAGAGCCAGGTAAATTATTTAAAATACAATCAGACGAAAAACTACGAGTACACGGATTGACGGATATACACGTAGGAGCACACGAATTTGATTTGAAAAAATTTCAAGAGGCAATCAAGATTATATATGAAGACCCAAACGCACGATGGTTTGGCAATGGAGATATGATAGAACTGATTCCCCCTAATTATAAAATAAATCAAAGAGGGCAAAGTATTCCACCAGAAGAGCAATATCTAAGCTTCTTAAAACTGGTACAACCCATACAGGATAAGTGCCTATTTATAAGAGGAGGGAATCACGACTATCTAAGAAGTTTTAACATATTAGATTTTGATGTATGTAAAACATTAGCAAGTGAAATGGATGTACCATATTTCAGATTGCCTGGATACGCACAAATAACTATTGGCGAAAAAGATTGGTTTCTTGTTAGTGGACACGGAAAAAGTGGAGCTAAGAATGGAGACACAGAATTGGATAAAATGGCTTCGGTTTATTCTGATGGAGATGTATACTTTTTAGGACATAATCATCAGTTATATTGTAAGCCAATTGATTCATTGACAATAGAAGACGGAGAAGAAAGTCTAAAACGTAAATGGTATGTAAGAGGAGGGTCGTTCCTCAGATACGCAGACTATGCTCGTTATAGCTTCTATGGGATTCAACGTACTGGTTGGATTACTATGGAATTTACTAAAGATAGAATAAACTGTTGGGAGAATTAAAATGCCAAAAGGACCAGGAACATACGGCGGTAAAGTCGGTAGACCAAAAAAAAGAAAGAGAAATACTAATGATGAAGAATAAACAATATACTATGAAATGTACTGCAGGAGAATATTATTCAGACGGATACTTTCAATTAGGTTGGGAGATATTCAAACATAGATGTTGGCATTTGTTAAATCACGGAAAGTGGATGGACTAATGAGAAGAAGAATATTTGGAACTTTCCAAAAGAGGGTTAAAAGAAAGAAGAAGACTAGACAAGGTATGGGTAAAAATACTAAATACTATACTAAGGAAAGTCCAAACTATAAAAAAAGAAAGGTAGGTCAAGGTGGCTAAAATGAATAAAAAAACGCTTACTAAACATGATTTAGTTAGAGGTATTAAAGAGCTAACCATGCAAATACAAATGTTAAATAGTCATGTAATGTTAATGGATAGCGTCTTAGATAAATACATACGTATGAATAAAGACGAAGATAAATTAAAAAAATACATGGAAAAAGAATCAAAAAAAGATGCACAAGATACAGAACATAAGCAAAGCGGAAGAAGCACTAAAACTAGCAAGTAAAGATATGATTGCTTTTGGTAAATTATTTTTAC